AAAGTAGCAGTTCCAAAAGTAAGAGGCAATACTAAATTGCTATAATGATGAGTTGCGTCTACTGTAGTACCGCTACCTGTTGCATTAGTTGGGCCAGTAAATGCCTCTGTCATTGCATTAGTAAATGCAGGACTAGTATATATTCCTCCATGAAGAAGTCCCTTTAATGGATGTATTTCTTTATTGAATGTGTTGAAATTGTCGCTATCTCCATGACCTTTTACAGTGGCAGAATGAGGAGTTGCTTTGAATAATGCAGCCCCATTATCTATTACAGTAGAATCGGAATCAGTCAAAGCCACTTTTAATACTCCATCACTAGGAGCCATAAAACTCACACTATTAGTAGAGACAACATCTACTTCTCCTATCATATTTCCATTTGCATCACAAAGAATGTCCCCTTGAACAACATTACCTGCATTACTATGATTGATTGGACTACTCGCAGTTAATCCCGAAGTAGTGGTGGCACTTACAGTTACAGGGGTCCCTCCTGCATCTTTTACTGCTTCTATTGTGTAAAAGTCATATGTAAATGGCCGAATTATTTTCTTTTTATCGGGTAAATTTTCGGGGTCTATTTGATTAAAAGCAGAGTCAAACATTATTTCTGTCAAGCGCATCAGTCCAAATGTTTTAATTTTACTAACATCACTTACATCATAATCAATAATATTTGCACTTTGATAGTCAGTATCTAATATTTTCTTAGAAATACCTGCCCCGCCATACTTAGAATGCTTTGTAGAAAATTCATCTTCATTAGGTTCATTAAGTAAAAATAATTTAAATTGTTTCAAATCTCTATTAGAATAAAATAGACTATCTGTTCTTGTTTTAGAATATGGCATTAAGTCCGATGTTGCGAATAAAAATAACCTAGCAACCTTGGGGTCTATTTGTTCCATGAAGTCTTTAACATAATAATTGCTTTTTATTAGGCCACCCTTTGTTGGGTCAGTTGAAGTGAAAACAGTTGGCTTAGTATGACCATCTTCGTATATATTGTAGTCCCAAAATAAAGAACCACTAGCAGGAAAGGTTCCTCTTTCTTCTATAGGTAAATGAGGATGTGCTGTTTCTTTAATTCTACTAGGTATTATTTGAAGTGCAGTTGTTAAAAACCCACTAGCAGAACTAGCACTAAACTGCCCATGGCTTAGTTTATTTCCGGAGCAGTAGTATTGTATCTTACTACCGCCCCCATAATACTTAGAATCTGTTGTCAAAGCATACTCATCTAACTCTCCTGCCGAAGCATGAGAGCCTGTTCTAGCATATACATCTTGAACAATAGTTTGTGTTTTTCTGTTAAAGTCTCCTTTTTCTATGTGATTTAATTTAAACAAAGAAGGACCAAATCGTTCTGCATAAGTAGCCATTAAACTATTAGTAAGGGCAGTTGTAGGTCTTTTGAAATTGTAATACATTGGTTTTTGGTATGCTCCCGCAGTTGCCCCATACATTGAATTCAATAATGTTACATATTTTCCTCCATGCAAATGTTCTCCATTTATCAAATACAAATTGTGAGTATTTTTAGAAACATAGTCGGAAAGTCCCGAAGTTGCAGAGGTCAAAACTGAAACAGTTGCACCCGCAGAATATCCAGTATGTTTTCTATCCAAAAACAATCTAAATTTATCATCTACACCTGTACCTTGTGATGCAGATACTTGTAAGCAATATCCCACAAATATAGAATTAACATATATTGGATTATCCACTATTGCTTGAGATTTTATGTTAGCAACCGATGATGGAGTAATATCAAGATAAGGGTTTGAAGTTATTACAGGATTAGTAGATGCTCCTGTAGTAGTACCTATTGTGGTGTAAGTATTGTCATAAACATCATAATCATTATGGTCTACTCTACCCAATGTGACCGGAAAATACGGAGCAACTTCGATAGTTGTTTGACCGTCTACAGTAGATACATTTAGCACTGTAAAATCTATCAAAGTATTTACTGTATCGAATGTTTCAAAATTAGAACCACCGTCACTAAGCCTTGCTTGAAACTGTTCATCTTTTCTATTTACAGAAGATGGGTGGTGGATGTGAAAACCTACAGCATTTGAATCAACACCGCTTGAGCGAGAAGTAGTTGTGCCAATTAAAGAAGAGTCATCACTAATTTTTATTCCACTTTCAAAAAATAGTCCTTTATCTGCACTACCTGTTAGAGAAGTAGCAAAAGATGAAAGTTGGTTATCTGCCGATAACGCTTTGTTAAACATGTAGTTTTTGTTTGTTTCTCTCCAAATTTCTATTTCATTATGAGTTGTTGTGTAAGAGGCTTCTGCAAATGGGAAATGTTTCAAGGTAACTCTAGTGTTAAGGCTTACAATATCGACATTATTTACTTCTCCTAAATAAGCCACTATTCCATTAGCATATTTTACATATAACTTATCACCTGCAACGGGGGCATTATTGATTTTATTTACATCCAATGTAAATTTAGTACTATCGAATGTTAAATTAAATAATATTGTCGGAAACAATGCTACTGAAGATGCAGGAACTAATTCTCCGACTTTCTCCAAAGAATTAAAGGGGCTTGAACTAGAATAAACAATGTCTTCGGAAAACTGAGTATTTTTATTAACTACCGGAGATATCAATTTAGAATAATTATCCCTACCCGAAATAATCATCATATTTTGACCATGCTCTCTTTCTGTTTCTATCTCTTCTACTTCTCCATCAAACCTTTCTATTTCAAGAATATAGTCTCCGGAAACATATTCCAAAGCAGAAAAGGGAGTTCCAAACTTTTCTCCCAAAGCATTAGCAAAACTCAAAGTAAGTAGTTTTTGATTTGTACTAGAAGCAGTCACCGTAGCCTCAAGTCCTTCATAATTTATATCGGAAATAACAACTCTCAAGTCACTTTCTCTACCTTCTATTATTGGGAATGTTGTCAGTAGTGTAGAATTCAAACTACTAAATGCCCTCCTGTAAAGCCTATCTCCACTAGAGAGAGTGTATGATGACGATGAAAATACCTTCTCTGTTTCTAGTCGACTATCTGCCGTAAATGTAATGTCTTGAGTATCAGCAGTAGTGTTTAGACTGTCAATTGCACTCACTCTTAAGACTCTATCTCCAACACGAACTTCTTCATTTACTGTCAATAAATTAGACAAATCATAATCACCATCAACAGAAAAAGTATATTCATTACCGGAAACATTTGCTGAAATAGTTGCCTTGAGAGGAAACCATTCAAAGAAATGTCCATTGTGAACTTGATGTCTTATTCTAAAAGAATCGAAGTCGTTTATCTTAGATGGCATGATTCTTAGAGTGTCAATCATTTTTGCCTCTGCATAACCTCCTCGACCACCAACAGATTCTTTCATTGTTGTAGATATTACAAAGGGAGCAGAGTTAGCCTTAGATGGAGAAAAAGAATAGTGGGCATATCTTGTGGGACCAAGCATAGCAGAACCACCTGTTATAGATGTAGTAGCATTTGCAGTAGGTCTTCTAGCATGTAAAAAACATTTATTGTAATCGGTAAAATCATTATTTACAGCAGTAAGGCCTTCATTAGAGGTTTGTTTTGTAGAACTAGCAGCGTTTCTAGGGTCATCCAAAACCCTCAAATTATCTACTAGTGATGCTCTTATAGAATAAGAACTGTAGTCTGTTATAGAAAAACCAAAATCTGCATCAGTGACAAAGGCAGTTTTAGTACTGAATCCATTAACGGTAGCACTAGACAATGAATTGGATTCATACTTCAAATAATACTTAGTGCTGTGGTCCAATTGGTTTTTCTTATCAAGACGGTCCTTGTAAAAATAAAAATAAGGTCTTGAACACATGTATGATTTATTTACTCGATATGTTGTAGAACCCGCAGTAACTTCTGTTGACCTAACACCCATAGATACTGCAACCAAAGAAGTTGTTGTAGTAGGAGGACCTTTGAAAACCATAAACTTAGTATCTTTAGGTATTTGATTTCCAAGCCTAGGCTCAAATTCAAAAACATCTCCGGAAACATCATCTGTTAATGTCTGTGTTATTTTGGCAAAGTGATGTTTCAGTGCATTATCCGAATGTATCAAAACAAAATAATCATTACTTGCTAGTTCCGAATCAGTCAATGCGTTAAGTCTAATTCCTTTTGAATCATAATCACTATAACATTTTATTTTATAGCCCTCAGTATTTTCCAAATTAGTATATTCGGTTCCTGCTGAATCACTACCTTCTAGTTGTTGTATAAATGAAGGAGAGTATGTGTCATCAGTAGTTATTGATGCGAACAATCTTTTTGTATCATCCAAGTTCCCTGTATCTTTAAAAATAGGATTAGTGGGACAATCAAAATTTATGTTATTGTTGGCATTTGCTAACGCAGTGGTCGTTGTAGCATTTACTGTAGAGCCTTTTCTAAGAGCATAAACCGTCATTCATCCACCTCCTCAAATCTAAAATAAAGTAGCG